CTGCGAATGTGGGTACTTTCACAACTACAACGGGTACGGTCACGGATGCTACACACTCCACCTCCAAAGATACTGGTGTTCTTGTATTGACCCAAGGTGGTCTTGGCGTTGAAGCGAATATCCACTCTACGAATGTTTTCGCAGCTTCACACATTGCTGTGGGTACTTCGGCGACTTCAAATACATTTGATGTTCGGGGTACAGCCAATGTTGGGGCACTTGTTGCTACATCTACACACATTTCAGATGACACTCCGGCAACCACAAAGACAACGGGTGCTCTTCAAGTGACTGGTGGTGTTGGCATTCAAGGTGACATCCATGCCACACACGCCAATCTTGAAGATGTTGAAGCGGATAGTGTGACCGTCACCGATGCTACCCCGGCAACGAATAAAACCAGCGGCGCTCTTAAAGTGACTGGTGGTGTTGGTGTTCAGGGAGACCTATACGCGACAGATGGTCATTTCAGCGCTGATGTGAGTGTTGGATCCCTCACAAATAAGAAGATTCCATACGCCAATGCGAGTAAGATTTTAACAGATTCTCAAATTTCACAAGAAGATGGAACTGTTGTTATTTCAAGTGATGTTGAAATTAGCGGCAGCTTACTTGTCGGTGGTGAATCATTTACAGTGTCCGCGGGAGAACTTGTTGTTCAGGATCGTATCATTGATATTGCCAATAACAATCCAGATCACAATTTGGATATCGGTATCCTCATGGAACACCCTGGACACAATATCGGCATAATTCATCATGACACAGATGAACTCACAATTGGTTATACACAAGCTGGTTATAGTGATGAACATGTGTTATGGGACACTTCAAATCACATCACCATGAATGTATGGGGTCATGTCATCACACAAAACACAGTGACTGTTGAATACAATGATGTCTATATTGTTGGGGGTGGTCTTGGTATCGGTATTGGTGATCGGGGAGATGGGACACCCGACGCAAACATTCATGTGGTTGGTAATGTCTTTGTGACATCAAATATTAGCACCACGGGAAATGTTATAATAGACGATGTTACATCCGCTACTTCAAAGACAACGGGCGCCCTCCAAGTTGCGGGTGGTGTTGGTGTTCAAGGGGATATATACGGTTTGACAATGTACACCGATGATTATCTTACTCATATTGGTGATACAAATACAAAAATAGGCTTCCCCGCAAATGATACATTTACTGTAACTACTAATAATGGTGAACGCATCCGTGTCAACTCAAGTGGAAGTGTTGGTATAGGTACGGCATCACCATTAGCTGGCTCCAATCTCCATGTATTTGGTGAGAAAACCACAATTTCATCGGATACAAGCGGCTCTTCGGCAAGTCCAGAGGTATCCCTGTATCGTGATAAAACGGGCGCCAATGGAAACTATTTGGGGCAACTTAGATACGATGGACGGAATGACAATGGAAGTGATAAACTGTTTGGTAAGATTGTGGGTAAGATTAAAACGGCTACAGATGGCGTTGAAGATGGTATCATTGAAACATCGCTTATTACAGGTGGTTCACAAAGAATTAGTGTGAGACATAGCGGTGATCTCTTCCATATTAAGAATGGAACAGATTTTGAAGTTGGTGAAGTTTCCAATTTGTATGTAGATACAGCAACGAGTCGTGTTGGTATAAACACCAATTCACCGGGTTACAGTTTGGATGTAAGAGGCACTTCAAATGTTGGCGTTTTTACAACACCCGATGCAAGTGTCACCGATTCAACAGTAGCCTATTCAACTACAACAGGTGCTCTCAAAGTTGCAGGTGGTATAAGTACTGAAGCAAACCTGTATGTGGGTAAAGATACATACATTACTTCGAACCTGAACGTGGATGGTACCACTCTACACGTCGATTCGATATCAAACAGGGTTGGTATTGGTAAGAAAGATCCATCAGTTGCTTTAGATGTAGTAGGCAATGGTACATTTACTGGCGACGTTTCTGGTGCTGCAGGTTCGTTCTCGGGTGCAGTGAGTGGTACAACGGGTACATTTACTGGCGACGTTTCTGGTGCTGCAGGTTCGTTCTCAGGTGCAGTGAGTGGTACAACGGGTACATTTACTGGTGACGTTTCTGGGGTTGCAGGTTCGTTCTCAGGTGCAGTGAGTGGTACAACGGGTACATTTACTGGTGACGTTTCTGGCGCTGCAGGTTCGTTCTCAGGTGCAGTGAGTGGTACAACGGGTACATTTACTGGTGACGTTTCTGGCGCTGCAGGTTCGTTCTCAGGTGCAGTGAGTGGTACAACGGGTACATTTACTGGTGACGTTTCTGGCGCTGCGGCCACTTTTGATGATTTAACTGTAGATGGAACTACACTTACCGTAGATACTGGGAATAATCGTGTTGGTATAGGATTGGCCAATCCATCTTACACTCTGGATGTTACTGGGGATATAAACTTTTCCGGTGATTTATATGAAGGTGGCTCCTTATTTGTAAGTACTCCATGGACAATAGAAACAGGACCAGACGCCTTGAGTTATACATCTGGGAATATAGGTATAGGATTGGCCAATCCATCTTACACTCTGGATGTTGATGGTGACATAAACTTTACTGGCACTTTCCGCGAAAATGGATCTCCATTTGTAAGTACTCCATGGACAATAGAAACAGGACCAGACGCCTTGAGTTATACATCTGGAAATGTAGGTATAGGTGTCGCAAGTCCACCTGCCAAACTCACAGTTCAAGGTGGTACAATTACAAACTCTGACCAAGTTGCCAAGAAAACTTACTCCTATTCAGGGGATCTAGCGAGTGCTCAAACAATCGCAGGCTCCACAATCAAACTTACTTTCACAAATCACACATTCTCCGCAAAGGTTGTCGCTCATCTCGTAGAATCTGACAATGAAGTGAGCACAATATCATTTGAGTGCTGTGGTGGTCACTGGACGGGTGGAGCACCTCCAACCATAGCTCTTGGTCCTGTAACCGTTTTTGGTCCAACGAGTACAAACCCATGGAATACAGATGTTACAACGACGACCACAACGGTGTCTTTCAAACCTAAAACAAATATGGCGGCAGTTGGTGGTCACTACAATGTGTTCGTTGAATACTTCTCTCAGCACAGCGCGGGCAAACTTACATCTCTACATGAAGGTGCTACAGCACAAGTCTCAAACTTTGGCTATTAATTTAATTTTGGTACATCAATCTAAACAAAATTTACAATATGCAACACATTTTGTAAATTTTGGGTTTAAAAATTGTTTCTTAATAGTAGTAAATGGCAACAAAAATCCATACGTTCGGTGGAAATATTGGCATTGGAACAACTGATCCAGGGTCGTATAAATTAAATGTAAATGGTACTACCAAAGTAAATTCTCTTGCTGTCGGTGGAGTTACAAATGCACATGTACCAATTGGTCTTATTTTACTCTGGTCTGGCACAATAGCTTCAATTCCAACTGGTTGGACACTTTGTAATGGTGTTGCGGTTACTAGAACAGATGGAGGTGGTAGTATAACACCACCAGATTTAAGAACTAAATTTGTCTATGGTGCATATGGTGACAATCCAGCACCAGCCGTTCCAGGACAAACGGGTGGTCAGGCCAATAAAACACTCACAGCGGGTAATTTACCATCTCATACTCACGGGGGAACAACTGACGCTGCCAGTGCACCTCACACCCATGCGGGATCAACTTCCACCGCCAATGCACCTCACAGTCATGGGGTATCTGATCCGTACCACACACACCAAATAGGTGGCGTAACTCAAGTGTGGTACAATATAGCCGAGCAAACTGTCTATGAATTCGGATCTGGTCAGCTTCGGACCACTGCATCGGCCACTACAGGTATAAGTATCCAAGCCGCTAACGCACCCCATTCACACACCTTTACGATGGGAACGGTGAACGCACCTCATACACACACCTTTACAACACAAGCAACGGGTCAGGGTCAGGCTTTTAGTATATTACCAAGTTATTATGTGCTAGCTTACATTATGAAATATTAATATTGTAAATTTTTGGGTTTAAAAATTGTTTCTTAATAGTAGTAAATGGCAACAAAAATCCATACATTTGGTGGAAATATTGGCATTGGAACATATAATCCAGGGTCGTATACATTAAATGTAAATGGTAGTGCCAAAGTAAATTCTCTTGTCGTCAATGGAGTTACAAATCCATATGTACCAATAGGCTCTATCGCGATATGGTATGGTACAATAGCTTCAATTCCAACTGGTTGGACACTTTGTAATGGTGTTGCGGTTACTAGAACAGATGGAGGTGGTAGTATAACACCACCAGATTTAAGAACTAAATTTGTCTATGGTGCATATGGTGACAATCCAGCACCAGCCGTTCCAGGACAAACGGGTGGTCAGGTCAATAAAACACTCTCAGCGGGTAATTTACCATCTCATACTCACACGGGAACAACTGGCGCTGCCAATGCACCTCACAACCATGGGGGAACAACTTCCGCCGTCAATGCACCTCACAGTCATGGGGTATCTGATCCGGGCCACACGCACACGTATGACATTAAATCTAGAAGACTAAGAAACCCTGGGGTCCAAAATCCAATTGGCACTAGGATGAATTGGCAATCTTCCAGTAACAACGTAGGTAGTTCTTCGGTGAGTACAGGTATAACAACTCAAGCCGCTAACGCACCCCATTCACACACCTGTACTTCTCAAACTTCGAACGCACCTCATACACACACTTTTACAACACAAGCAACGGGTCAGGGTCAGGCTTTTAGTATATTACCAAGTTATTATGTGCTAGCTTATATGATGAAATATTAATATTGTAAATTTTGGGTTTAAAAATTGTTTCTTAATAGTAGTAAATGGCAACAAAAATCCATACATTCGGTGGAAATATTGGCATTGGAACAACTGATCCAGGGTCGTATAAATTAAATGTAAATGGTAGTACCAAAGTAAATTCTCTTGTTATCGGTGGAATTACAAATGCACATGTACCAATAGGCTTTATTGCAATGTGGTCTGGCACAATAGCTTCAATTCCAACTGGTTGGACACTTTGTAATGGTGTTGCGGTTACTAGAACAGATGGAGGTGGTAGTATAACACCACCAGATTTAAGAACTAAATTTGTCTATGGTGCATATGGTGACAATCCAGCACCAGCCGTTCCAGGACAAACGGGTGGTCAGGCCAATAAAACACTCGCAGCGGCTAATTTACCATCTCATACTCACGGGGGAACAACTGCCGCTGCCAATGCACCTCACAACCATGGGGGAACAACTTCCACCGCCAATGCACCTCACGGTCATGGGGTATCTGATCCGGGCCACACGCACACGTATGACATTAAATCTAGAAGACTAAGAAACCCCGGTCGCTTCGCAATTGGCACTAGGATGAATTGGAGTTCTTCCAGTAACAACGTAGGTAGTTCTTCGGTGAGTACAGGTATAACAACTCAAGCCGCTAACGCACCCCATTCACACACCTGTACTTCTCAAACTTCGAACGCACCTCATACACACACTTTTACAACACAAGCAACGGGTCAGGGTCAGGCTTTTAGTATATTACCAAGTTATTATGTGCTAGCTTATATGATGAAATATTAATATTGTAAATTTTGGGTTTAAAAATTGTTTCTTAATAGTAGTAAATGGCAACAAAAATCCATACATTCGGTGGAAATATTGGCATTGGAACAACTGATCCAGGGTCGTATAAATTAAATGTAAATGGTAGTACCAAAGTAAATTCTCTTGTTATCGGTGGAATTACAAATGCACATGTACCAATAGGCTTTATTGCAATGTGGTCTGGCACAATAGCTTCAATTCCAACTGGTTGGACACTTTGTAATGGTGTTGCGGTTACTAGAACAGATGGAGGTGGTAGTATAACACCACCAGATTTAAGAACTAAATTTGTCTATGGTGCATATGGTGACAATCCAGCACCAGCCGTTCCAGGACAAACGGGTGGTCAGGTCAATAAAACACTCGCAGCGGCTAATTTACCATCTCATACTCACGCGGGAACAACTGGCACTGCCAATGCACCTCACAACCATACTGATGTAACATCTGCCGCCGCCAATGCACCTCACAGTCATGGGGTATCTGATCCGGGCCACTCACACACAGTATATGGAATAAGTAGACAACGTAGACAAAACGGCGTCTCATTTCAAGAATTGAGTAATTCTAATAGATATTGGTATATGAATGGCGCCTTAGGGGGTATAAGTATCCAAGCCGCTAACGCACCCCATTCACACACCTTTACGACGAACGCCGCTAACGCACCCCATTCACACACCTTTACGACACAAGCAACAGGTCAGGGTCAAGCTTTTAGTATATTACCACCTTATCGTGTGCTAGCTTATATTATGAAACATTAATACAATTTATATCTTAGTGACCAGTTAAAAAAATAAACTCTCACTATAATATAAAATGTCTGGTGGTATCGCCCAACTTGTTGCTGTCGGTGCTCAGGATGCGCACCTCGTCGGTCAGCCCGAAATCAGCTTTTTCAGAAGTACCTACAAACGCCACACGAACTTCTCCCAAACCGTGGAACGCCAAGTGATCCAGGGGAATGTTGCCAACAACGGTATGTCCACTGTTCGTTTCGAACGCAAGGGGGATCTCCTCAACTATGTTTACTTCGTCGTGAATAATGGCTCCGTGACCGAGACCGTTTCCGATTGGACTACTCTCATTTCCAAGGTGGAACTTCTCGTTGGTGGTCAGGTCATTGACGAACAGGATTCTACCTACTCCACTCTCATTGCACCAACCCTTTCCGCAACCAGTTCTTCTAAGTCTGCAGGTGGTGATCTTTTCGGTGGTTCCACAAACTCTCGATTCTACCCACTCCGCTTTGCTTTCTGTGAAAACTGGCAATCCGCTCTCCCACTGATCAGTCTCCAGTACCACGACGTTGAACTTCGCATTACTTGGGGTTCCGCTGCGGCTGACTCCTCCAGAAAGTGGGATGTCTATGCCAACTACGCATACCTTGACACCAATGAGCGTGAATTCTTCGCTTCCAACCCACAAAACATGATCATCACTCAAGTGCAAAAGGCGACTGCTTCCCAAGCGAAGATTCAAGAGCTTAACTTTAACCACCCAGTGAAGTACATGGCTGCGGCTAACACTGCTGGTGTCTATATGCTCAGTGCGGTTGGTGGTGTCAATAACAAGACTAAGCTCCAAATCAATGGTACCGATGTTGCGGATTACAAGTTTGCTAACCCACACTTTTCTTCGATCCCACTTTACTATCACACAACTAATGGTAGCTCCGGTATCCTTGGTGGTGATGCCAGCTCTACAGATTTGTTTGTCTACCCATTCTGTTTAGATACTGGCAAGCTTCAACCAACTGGCAGCCTCAACTTCTCCCGTCTTGACTCCGCTCGGATTGTCAATGATCTTTCTGTGAACACAGATGACATCTACGCCGTGAACTACAACGTTCTTCGCATCGAGAACGGTATGGGCGGTCTTTTATATTCTAACTAATTAATAAAACACATGTGGAACATAGTCTTCCTCCTCGCCATCGTTTTTGTATTGACGTACGATCCAAAATCCAGGACGCTTGAAAAGTATGTTGGTGTACCCACACCAC